AAAGCCACAGAACGTGTGGTGAAAGCAACGCCTTCACCCCGAACGGAAGCTCGCCTGAACTGACCCCGATGAGGGTCGATTCCCGGTTTTCAAAGAGATGGCCAGCCATAAGCCGGAGCGCTGCGAGAATGGCAGGGTCAATGCTCTCACGGCTGTCGCCGTATCCGACAACCAGTGTGATCCGAACATTTCCATCCACAGGTAAGGTGGCCGGCCATGCGCACCCATACGCCAACTGAAGGCGCGCAGGCTCTCCGGACTGTACCAGCCGGTACAGATCAGACGAAACACTCTGCCAAACGCTGGCATGATCGAGATATTCCACGCTCCCGATGCTTTGCACCGGACCAATGGGCAGATCGATGCCGCCACCACAACCGAACCCGTCGCGCGTGAACTGTACCGTCTGGGTGATCAGACGCTTATGCAGATAGGTTTCCACATACCCGCGCGCAGAGATCAGGCAGGAGGCCGCAATCACGATATCGTCGTCTGGAACATTCGAATGTAGCGCGAACTCCTCGACAGAAATTGGTTCGTCTGCTGGTGGGCTGATCGTCTGGAATGTCACGAAGCGGATCCCTTGACCTTTTGGGATAAGCGGGTTGCAACACCACGATTGATGAAGTGCTCCGCTGACGCCATCGTCATTGCGCGGCGTTGTCCCGCCAGATAGCGCTCTTCCTCATCAGTCCCGACGCGCTCATCCTGAACGGTGTAGTCTTTGGTAAATTTGATGATGATCTTTTCAGGTGCCATGATGTCTAAACCTCCGCGCCACCCCGGCGCCAACCGGGGTGACAAAAGATGTGGAAAACCGATCAGACGGTCACGATTTCAGCAACGCTGGCAGCGTCACTGTCAGAGGCGGGCGCATAGCGGGGGTTAAAACCCAGAACGACGGCACCGCAATCGCTGGCGGCTGCACCCACCGTCAGCGACAGACGTACATGGGTAAAGTCATTGCCGATATCGAGGTCTTCAGCCCAGCATTCGATGATGGCCTGTTTGTCGCTGTCATCCGTGCCCGCCTGCGTCAACTGGGTGATCGCAGAGCCAGTCACATCCTTTGCGCCTGTCCCGCTGGCACTGGACGCCTGTTCGAGCTTGGCATCAATGGTTGCGCTGGTGCCCAGCTCGCCGACCGTGACGATGGCCATGATTGCCTGAAAGTCCGACATCGAAAGCCACCCGGTCGTGTAGGTGGCAGCGGCATTCGCGTCCGGGTCGATAACCGCCAAAACGGCTGCCAGATGCGAGGGGTTAAGAGTTTTCTGAGCCATTCTCTGGCCTCCTGATAAGGGTTCAGATGGGTTGGCCCGATACGTATCGCGCCAACCCGATGGTCACGCGCGCCGGATCAGGCGCGCTCGGCGAGGGTCACGAAATGCGACTTCGTGGCGGTGCCATTTGCCGGGGATACCGGCGCAGACAAATGCGGCTGCCCGCCATAGCGGAACACCCAGCGGAAGGCTTCGGTGTTGTAGTCAAAGTACAGGTGGATCGAGCTTGCAAACTTCAGCCCGGCAGCACGGCGCACGCCGTAATACCCTTTCGGAGAAATCAGCTGAATGTCGCCCTTGTCGCCCAAGGTCTTGGCGAATTCGCTGAAGCGAACCGGAAGCCCCAGCAGGAACCCACCGGGTGCTGCCGTCAAATCACCAGATGGCGGCAGCCAAATCGGCTTATCCCCGATGGTCATGGTCATCAGTTGCGGCAGGCAGTCCTGATTGACCATCCAGAACGGGCTGTCGCCCGGGATGCGCTGCAGCCGGGCAAACATGCGCATGACATTCGCAGCCGTGATCGTATCGGCGGCCTGACCGCTTTCCTTGGGAATAGTCAGCAAAGCGCCAGACTTGAACCAACCCAACGGCTGCCCGACACCCGTCCCCTCGATGATCGCCAGGTTCTTTTTCCACGCGATGGCCTGCGCCGCCTTGTTGGTCAGCCGATTGCGCAGGCGCACTGCGTCTTCCAGCAATTCCTCGGTGGCCAGCGCCATGCAATACATCTCATGCAGCGGCACACTGCGGCCTTCCGACGCCAGTTTCGTCGGCGTCATCTGAGTTCCTTCGGAGCGCCAGTACGCTTTGACCCCGGTTGCCCCCCAGGGCGTGGATTCATCGACGCCCAGTTTGACCTCGCGAGCACCGGTCGGCTCTTCGTCGATCAGCGGCCCGAATTCGTCAAAACCAAGCGCCAGCTCCCAGACCTCATCACGAAATTGGGGTGGCAGCGCATACCCCTCCCCGGAGGTTCCACCGCCTTCATGCGAATTCGAAACCGCAACCAGCCGCTCATCAACGCTGCCGCCGTATTTCGTGGCCGCAATGGCTCCGTGCACAGCGGTCGCAAATTCACCCAGATCCTTGAAGCCCGCTGCAGGATCAGAGGCCTGATCACCTACGCTGTTGCCGCCACCCAAAGATGTCGAAGACAACATCGTGCGACGGGCTTCCTTCAGACGCTCCGCCTTGTCGATCTCCGCCTTCACATCTGTGATTTCATCTTCGATGGCCTGCAGGCGCGCATCCTGCTCATCAGTCAGCCCATCATCGCTCCGCTCCGCGGCCTCGACGATTTTCGTGCCTTCGGCCTTCAGCGCATCGAGACGCTTCTTCAGTTCTGCCAGCTTGTTCATCCAGCTCGCTCCTCTTGCGCCGGGACAAATATCTCCCTTAACGGTGCGCCCGGCGCGCACCGCTTCGGATACCTCTGAATTTGAGGTGGATCAGCTCATGGCGATGCGGGCGCGCGCCAGGCGAAGACCGCCTTTGCGCCGCCCCTGTGACGCGCGGCGTAGCGCGTCCTCGAAAGTGCCTACCCGATCCGCCATGCCGAGGCGCACAGCCTCACGCGCATGGTAGGCTCGCCCGCCGCCGAAATGGTGTTCGGCTTGTTCCGGATCCGCTTTCACTGTCGAAACCGACACGTTGCGGTTTCGGGCAACCGTCCGGACAAAAGTATCGTAGACCGCCTCAACGGAATGTTGACGGTGTGCGCGGGCCGCATCGTCCATCGGTCCCAATACGCTCTCTGCCTTTCTGGCACCCGCTTTGAACATGGACCGCTCAATACCAAGTCTCTCGCGGGCAGAGGTCATGTCGTCATGCATCGAATACACACCGATCGAGCCGACGCTGCCAGACGGTGTCACAACAATCTCATCGGCGGCGGACGCGATCCAATAGGCAGCCGATGCGGCCATGGTATTTGCGACCGCGATAATCGGCCTGTCGGCCCGGCGCGCACCATAGATCAGGTCTGCCGTCTCCTGCACCATATCGATGACGCCACCCGGACTGTCGATTTCCATCACAATTGCCTGGGCGTTCTGATCATTTGCGGCGGCTTTAAAGGCGGCGCTGAACTGATCCAGTGAGGCACCGCCAGACATACGGGACATCATCCCGGCGCGCGGGGTGATCGTGCCCTGCAATTTCAGCACATGCACAGGACCATTGCGGCCCGCCACCGGTTCCGCCGCATAGACAGGCTTTGGCTGCTCGGTTGCCCAGTCGCTAGCACCTCCGGCGGCACGCAGGGCCAGCATCTGCGCGACCTCAAAACCCTTATCTTCGTCGATCAGCCAAATACTGTTTGCGGCCAGCGCGAACACACGCTCGATTTCATGCGACATCTTTCACAAGCTCCAGTCTGGGGCGACCACCATTTCTGGCCACCGACTCCCTCAGAAATGAAATTGAATCCTGAACACCCTTCCGTTCAGCCTCATCACGTCCACCTGTTCCGGCAGGCACCATGTTCAGAGGTTCGATATATCGATCTCCGATCGACCCGATCCCGTTGCGATTTTCCATACGCAACACATCATTGACACTCAGCCAGCCCCATTGACGCCCCAAGGCATAAGCCTCGTAGCGCGTCTTGATGTCCCCGCGCAGCAAGCTCTCAACATTGAACTCGAAGAAGATATCGTCTTCATTGATCAGGAATTTTGTTACCGACCGTTCGATGAGCTCCAGTATCGGGCGCAGCGTGTCGATCACGAATTCCAAGGACTGGTGTTCGATATTCGAGAATGTCGCACGATCCATGATCCCTACTTTGTGCGGCGGGACGCGCCATAGCCGGGCCAGATCAAGCCACAGCTCCTTGCGTGTTTCCAGAAACTGCGCCTCCTCAGCGGTCAGCCCCATCCGATGGGGCTTCATGCCGTATTCCAGAACGCCAGGGGTGTGCCGGTTCGCGCCCCCCATCCAGCGTCGCAATGCGCTCATAAAGTTCTTCTTGCTTTGCTGATCCTTGAAAGAGCCCTCCATGCTGAAGGCATAAGGGGGGGTGGCATCATTGGTGAACAGGATGTTGGCGTAACGCTGCAATGCGATCGCAACCGCGACCGCCTCCTTTCCGTCATGCAGAATTGGTGAGCTGCCCCGCATATTGTCCACGAATGGTGGCATTGCGATGTGCCAGAACTCCCCGGTCACAAGCACCTTCTCAGCGCCGCCTCGCCGGGTGAAGCGAATGCGCTTCGATCCGTCCATAAGGCGCTCCACCTGAACGGCTTGCGGGTTTTCGATGCGATGCAAGGCGATGGGGTTCTGAGCTTCGTCGTAAGAAATCTCAGCAAAAAAGTCGCCATGCGCCGCAAGATCATCAACAATCGAGTAAACGAAATCGAAACTGGTCTGGTCCTGGTTGGGGTTTTCCAGCAGTCGGGCCGCCGGGTGGCCGGTAAGCCGCGTCACCTCATGCTCATTGACACGGCGAAACGTCCCGAACTGCAGTCCCGCAACGGAATCGGCCAGAACCTTCAGGCAGGATCTGACAACCGGAACCTGTCTGGCGCGGGCAATCGTGACATCAACCCGGATCTCCGAGCGCGCCCCAAACCCCGAAAAGATGCGGTCATCGCTGGCATCACGGGAAACATCCTCCGAGGCCATCATGGCTCCGGGGCGCATAAAGTTCATCAATCCCATACTTCCCTCACCCAACCAGATAGTTATCCGGTATAGAAATCTCGCCGCCATTGGAGGCGACCGGGTTCCAGCTCATCAGTTGCACACCGTCAAACAGCGCCATGAGCGGATCGATTTTCCCCGTACCACTGGCACCCTTGGTCACGATCTGCGCATTACCCCTGTTTTCGGTTTTGGCGTTTCCCACACACCATGACATGAGCGCCTGACCGCAATGGACAAATGTGCCATTTTTCAGCTTCACCGGCGCAGACTTGATCGCCGCATTCAGCTTGTAGCCCTGCGAAATCGCCCGGATATCCTCAATCCGAAACCCGACCTCGATCAGTGCATCCACAATTGGGCCGACACCTTCCGGGTCCATCCCAATGCCAGACTCCTCCGGGAGAAGACCCTGTGCGCGAATGCCCAGGCAGATTTCCGCGATCTCGAAATAGGCCTCCTGAAGATCATCGACAAAGCTGAAGTCTCCATCTTTCTCGAAGCCCTCAAGCGTCGGGACAATGCTCTTGCGGCGTTCGCGCACAAATTCAGCATCCCCCCAAGCCTTAGCCCAGTGTTGCCAGACACGCGTCTCAGCGTGCCTGCCGATCACGGCGAGTCCGAGTAAGTCATCGAGCCCGCCGCCGTCGATACCAACAACACAGACATCAGAAGTCGCGAGGATGGTTGCCAGATCGAGCTCGGGTCGCGCCGCCTGAAGCCAGTAATCCGCGCCCGGCCATCGGTCCGTATGTAATCCCAGGCCAATCTGGATATTCAGATGCTGCGATGCCCAAACCGTTTCGCTCTCGATGCCCTTTTCTTTTGCGGTCAGATATTCAGCCCGGAGCCGATCGATAAAAACAGACCGGCCAAGGTTCGGCAGCACCATCGTCCAAAGTTTTGGATTCCGCCAAGGCTTGTCGGTCGACGCCTGAACCCGCTCAGGGAATTCATAGAGCACGGGCAGCATGCGAACGTTATCTGTTACCTTGCCGTCCCGCACACCCCGCGCGTAATCGAGCTCTTCTTTAAACACCCCGGCGGGCGGCCCATCTGACTGGGTGGTAATAATCACCAGCAGGCTTTCCGGGTTGGTAATCATGCCACCACGGATCTGGGCCAGCACCTTTGAGGCCGCATGGCTATGCGCCATCACGTGCAGCTCATCAATGATTGCAAAGGCGGGGATCGAGCCCGTGACCACCTTGCGGTCAAAGCTTTTGATTTTCAGCTTCGCATTGCAGGGCTTACCCGTCTTCTCATTGATTTTCAGATCAATGATCGTCTTCTTGTGCTCAATGATCTGGAACCGCTTTTCCAAATACGGATCCAGCTTGATCATATTGGCCGCCTGCTCAAAGCACTTGTCAGCCACCTCCTGCGTTGGGCCGACAATGATCCCATCGACATTCGGGCGTGTATTCATCAGCAGCCAGACCAAGCCGAGCGCCGCTGAATTCGTCGTTTTCGAGTTCTTCTTCGGGACCAGGAGGAACAACTCCCCGACCATCCGATGCTGGACCGGTACGAGAGATGTACTTCCTTTCAGTGACTCGCGGCGCACTGCACCGAACGCGGCCCGCACGATATCGCGGAACCATTCTCCCGAGACCTCCCCAAGTGTCGGCTGCCCAGGCACATCTGGCAGGCGCAACTTGTTGTAATAATCGACAGCGCATTGCCCTTCGGTTTCGTCAATCGGCAAGGCCGGTATCGGCGTCAGCCCCTGCGTGAGCCGTTCCTCCCAATCCGGACAGCTGAAATCCCAGCCCTCAAAGCTCAATGCTGACGCCTCCGATCAATATCCCCCCAATCGTCCGGAACGTCCTGCGCATCCTGCAATCTCTGTTCCTTTTTCCCGACCCGACCAGCGTCATCTTCGTCTTCGTCCGGTTGCTCCGGTCGATTCCGTGGGGCTTGCGGTGCAACGCCGCCAATCGCTTCACGCAATTGCCGCACCGATGGAGCATGCCCCTGCCGCACTTTGCGATAGAGCACATCCAGACAGTCGCCCTCGACAATCAGCGCCCCTTCGGAGAGCTCGCGGGAAAAATGTTTCCGAAGGGTCTTCTCATCACACCCAATGGCGGCGGAAATCATCTTATGCGTCCAGCCCGCCGCAGATCGAACCGCCACAAAGTCCTGATTTTCCTTGCTTTTTGAAAATGATGGCCTGCCACGACGATCTCGCAACGGCTTGATCAAATGACCGAACAGATCGTATTCCGCCTCAGCGTCAGAATTTTCATCTTTCACAGGAAAAAAATCTCTACATGTATGGGGGACGGGTCTGGATTTCCGGGGGGTGGCAGAAATCCGACCCCCCCCTCATGCCTGACCGGCCTCGCCGCGCTTCTCGATGCTTTGCTTCACGCTGTCGTGCCACGCCTTGCTGACCGACTGCAGGTTACTTTGATCCCAAAACAGGCCGGGATCACCCCGATGGGGCACGATGTGATCGACCACCGGGCTGTTGGGAGCCGGGTGCTTGCCCGACAACAGGACGCCGGTCTTCTGGCAAGTGTAGCCATCACGCTCCAGCACCCGGAGACGCAACCGCTGCCAGCGCGCCGTGTTCAGCCAATTCTTTGACCTGCGGACATCATGCCCACCACTCAAGGTCTGGTCCGACACCGGCGCAATACGTGATCGCGGAGCGGACAGCCGACCCGGCAATCCTCGCCCTTTCAGTACACCCATGCTGGTCCCGATGCTGGAAAATGAAAGCGCCCGGTCGAGTGTGGTACTCGCCGGGCGCAGTTCTGAAGTCTGTAAGAAATCAAGTACCCCTAATTTTCGCCTTGGGTCAACCCCCTTTGCCAAGGGGCGCGCGGGGGCATGTCATTCGACACGGTGTATGCGCTCAATCCACCATAGGCCTGAAATGTGGTCTTGATCTCCATCAGCGCACCCCACCAATCGAGATAGTCACGCCGTCGCCGGGCGATATGCGCAGCCGTGGGCCGGATCACAATGGGGCAGTACGTTACTGGATCCATTACAATCACACCCTTCCGGTTGCGGCGAGGCTGAGCGGGCCATCCAGATGCACCCAAATGGGC